TTAATAGTTCTGCTGATTTTCTTCCATCTCTGCTTCTGCTGCCAGTGATTCAATTTTGTTTTCGAATATTGCTGACAGTGTTGCAAATTCAGCATCAGTGACAGCGGGAATTGGAACAAACCTGATCCCGCTGTGTGCAAGCATGTTTGCAGTTTCAAGGCATTTTCTTAAATCTGCTGGTGATGCCCTGTTCATGCAGCACGCTCCCGTCCCTGGTTGTCTGTTGGTGACAGCGGAGCATTGCTGAATGCATTTGTTAATCCGCCAATATCCAACGCGTATCCAGGGTGTAGTTGCACTGCCGGGTCTTCGCACTGATTACCCCAAACATCGAAGCCATGAGACGTCTGGCGGGCGAACAGTTCAATGCGAGAAACATCGCCTAATAATTGCACAAGTTTTTCACGAACGATATCTGGCTTTCTTGAATGCTCAAGCCGCGGTGCGGTAAATGACTGAACGATCCCTGCATTAATGCGCGTAGGTAGTTTTCCCTTTACCGCAAACAGGCAATCTTCACTATTGGCGCGAGTCATGTGTCCCATACCCATAACAAGTTTATCTGGTTGTCGACTACCACATTTTATCCACGTGAAGCCCTTCATCGTCATCAGACGGAATCCCCAGGCTTCAACAACTTTTAGTGCTTCGAGTGGTTGTGTTGGCACCCACCACATGGCCAACAGACAGTTTTCATCGGCCAAATCCCACACAGGAAGGCGGCAGATATCCAGCACACTCATAACCGGATATTTAAAACCGGCACCGCGATTACCATCTGCGGCTTTGTCCCGGTATACCCAGGGTGGATCTGCATAGATTAGTGTGTATTTCTTAGTCATAAACCACCCCACAACATCCTATGCCGCTATAGTCGCCACGGCGAAGGCCGTTACCTTTTGTGATACATTGGTCCCTGCGAACCGCGATCCTTGCACGCTCAACATCACCAGAAGCAACATCCATACACTGAAGCCAAAGGTAGGCGGCAATTCGGAATTGCCCTTTTTTCTCTCTTTCAATCGCGCGTTTTTCGATCTCTATCGCCGCAGGAGTAACGGCGACAATCTTTGACGGACTGCGCATTGAAACCTTATTCATGTGATATTTTTCAAGTCGGCTTAACTTTCTCACTTAATCCAACCCTCTCTGAAAATTAATGCCAGCAGATAAAGCCATGCTGAAACAGAGGCCAGGAATAAGTACCATCCTGACCATTTGCTCCAGTGTCTTAGCAGCACACTCATGCAGCGTTGCTCACAGGACGATATACACGTTGCTGAACAGGAGGTTTTTTACCCTGGAACTCTGCCGGGCTTGCTGCCTGACGTTCATCAAGCCAACGCTCAACTTCGTCACGGTTCCATGCGCAGCGTTTGTCGGTGATATACCAGCGTTTAGGAAATTCCCCTGCGCGCTCCATACGGTCGATAGTGCTCCATGACAGTGGCACCACCGCCAGGAGTTCCTTCTTACCTAATGCACCTTTCATAAATACCTCTCTTGGTTGCAGTGCGGCGCGCGTGGCGCCGCGGTGGTGGTTACATAGATGTTTCGTTTAATTCTTCCCGACGAACGCTGTAAACGTCGGTGGCTTTTGCCAGCAGTTCGTCATCATCTGAAAGTTTTTGTGCAATGTATTTGTAAGCCTTATCCAGTTCGGAGACAGTGCTGTAATTCATCGCTGCGCTGGTAAAGGCCATCAGCATTTCTTCTGGATCACGGCTATCCGCTTTACGAGTTTGCTCATCAGGCTTTTTCACTGGTTTAGCGTTGATCAGACTGTTCATTCCCGCAGCAGTAGTTGTTTGCGGAGTAATGTCTCGCTCAACGCGCGGTGCCGTTTCCTGTAATTCGTCAGGGGTATAAACACCGAGAAGCACATCAGGAGCGTGCAGGCGAGCCCATCGTTTCGTGCAAAGATAGGCAAGCTGCTGGCGCGGATCCTGTTCCCACAATGGAGAGTTACGCACTCCGGCTTGCGCCATACTGATGGTAAGCTCACGGGGTTCTGCTTCTCCTTTAAGAACTGCTGACACAGTTACCGTCAGATTCGGTGATTTATCTGTTTTGCCGTTAACATTCGACCAGTCACCGCTCCAGCGATAATTCAGGCGTGTCGCTAGCAGGCTGGAAGAGGATACGACCGCGTTTACCAACTGTGCTTCGTAGCCTAACTTTCCGTTTACCACATGCGTTTTCTGCGCCACGGCGAAAGGGTTCATTCCCCACTGTGCCGCCTGCATGGTCACCGCCAGACAATCGGCAGGTTTGCCTTCAAGATGTTCCGGTACAGTCGCTTTGCTTTGTGACATCAACTCCGCGAAACGCACCAGTTGATTCATGCCCTCCGGGCTGAAGATTGCCGCAGCAGTACCTACAGTTGCGCCTGGTTGTGATGTGATTGCGATATCATTGCTCATACGTACATATCCTGTTTACGTGCCCAGTCAGGGCGTTTAATAATTTCCACTCCGCCCCACTCATCGTTGATGCGGCATTCGTGATAGGTATTCAGATCCCGGCGGAACAGATCGTGACCGGCATCGACATCCGGCGCATCCAGCTCGAACACGCGTACCGGATACCGACCACAATCAATGCTTTCGCTCACGGCAAGAAAGAAAAAACCATGCGGCTGACCAGTAACCCTCATTGCGCCTTCGCGGTACATTGCGTCCTGCACGTGGTAGCGGAATTCCTCGATGTGGCGTGCAAAACGGTCCATATCTGCAACCTTTTTCACGTCGACGATCACGTTGTGCTCGTTCAGCCATTTGTCTGGACGAATGCGGCACAACTCACCAGTCTCTTCATCGTTCCAGTACATTGATGCTTCGCAGTAACCAGGTGCTTCCAGCATCCAGCGTGCCGCCGGGTGAGCCATTGCGCTATCACGCATCAGCTCCAGTTTCCGCCACTGCTCGGCATCAAGTACCGTAATCCCCATATCCGCTACATCACGAAGAAATGCCTCTTCGTCAGCTTTACCTTGTTTTGTCCGACGATCGAATTTCGGTGAAACGATGAAGCGTTTGTCAAACTCTCCAGGTTCCAGAAGCAGACAGTGCAGAGCAGTACCCATGTCCAGTGCAGACTTCTTCTCTTCGTCTTCCGGAGCAGCCTTCACCCATTTCAGAAGGGCAGGGTTCTTAGCCACCATATCTAGCTGCGACTTACTCACGCCGTCACCGGCGTGGTAGTCCTCGTTGCTGATATCGAAATAAATTCCCGGATTCATGCCGCGTCCCTCTGCCCATCAATCTGATCAGCCAGATCCCAGCGGGCGATAATTGCCATTGCCTCGCGCCGGTAGGCATCCATTAGTTCTTCGAACTCAGGGCTGTCTTTAGCGGCCTCCAGTACTTCCTGGCGAACGCCTTTAACTGTTACAACGTCGAAAGTTGATGCCAGTTGATGAAGCCGGATACTCTCAATCAGTTCAACTTGTCGGTCATATAGCTGTTCTGACAGGCTGTAGTCCTTGTCGAATGCCAGCATGATTTTTTGAAGATTTTTCTGCTGATTAACGTTCATTATCAGCCCTCCCATATCTCGTTATCGTTGGCCACATCGCGAGCTTCTTTGCTGACGAAAGCCCACTTAATGCCTTCCTGTAAGGTGCGGAACTTCCAGCTCATGAATCCGCATGCAGTAACGCAGTACCAACCGTTGATGATTTTCCACTGCATAACTTGTTACCTCGGTCTGTTACCGTTGAGGTAATAATTATGCGTATTTGGTTTGATGTCAATAGATATGAGTTAAAAAAATTACCCATTAGGTAATAGTATAGGCAATAAAAAAGCCGCCAGAAGGCGGCTTACTTACTGAAAAGTATGATTTTATTGTTTGTTTTTTTCGTTCTGGTTGATGACAAATTCAATGTAACTTTCGATCTTTGCTTTCTCGGTTTCGGGTAACAATGCGTAGCGCGAGCGATCATAGTTGATGGTCGCAGGGTCGTGCGGGTGAATCAGTAATTCATAGCCGTGACGCCCGAATGCGGATGCAACATTCTCCAGGGTGGAAATGGAAACGCTGACCTCATTGTTTAACAGGCGGCTGATTGTCACCTGGGCGACGCCGGATGCGCGGTGTAGTTTTCCCTGCGTTGAAAGGTCGCGGCTTTCGCTCATCCAGCGTTCCAGGTTGTGAGCCGCCAGCTGACCAATGTCGCTAGGGCCGACAGGCTGAAAACCTTCCTGAGAAAGCGAGCGATCGATATCAAGCCAGTTACGGGGTTTATTGGCGGCAGCTTCAATTTTTCGCGCAACCTGGTCGCCGATAACCTTCTTGCCAAGAGCCCAGCGGTTTACCAGATTTGCCTGAGTTCCAAGTTTTTCAGCCATCCGCGTCTGAACACCATTGAATTCACGGTCGATCAAGTCGTTGAGATTTTGCCTGCGGACGTCCTGGATACTTTTCATTTTCTGGAAAATCGCCTCATATATGAATCAGTAGATGATTCAATTTAAAGCAATATTACCCAACAGGTAAATGCACCCCATAGGTAACTATCCTTGATTTTTGTTACCTTATGGGTGAATATTTATTATCTGAAATAAATATCAGGCAATAGCTATGAGCGATAACGGACATTTCGATTTCAAAAAGCACTGGCTTGCACTTACTCCGGATGAGCGTGAAGCCTTCGCACAGGAAGCCGGAACGACGAGTCATTATATCCAGACTCACTTAACAGGTAAGCGCAAAATGCCAGGTAAAGTATTGATGAATGGGCTTTTTAAAGCCTGTAAAACAAGACAATGGCTGCGCTCAAAAGCAGAACTGGCATACTTCTTCTACTCATGATATCCAGCCACAACCCTCTGTAGACCGCCACCCGGCGGTCTTTTCATATCTATTCGTACCTCAAAGGTAATAAAAAACCAAATCTGGTTGATCTTTTTTTTGTGTCAGCACAAAATGACCGTAATCCCAATACTAATAACAGGGCTTACCATGGAAATCATTACACGTATTGATGCCGCAAAGCGCGGACTTAAACGCTACTACACCGGAAAAACATGTAAGCACGGACATGACAGTGAACGCTGGGTTTACAACGGACACTGTGTTGAGTGCACCATGGAATCAAACCGTCGCATCAGGGCAGAGATTAAGCAGATCATGATTAATTCCTCCCCACAACATTCAAGCTGATAGCGGAGATTAATCATGAGCAGACATGCAACAGATTGGGCCTGGGAGACAGATCCAGGTAGCTCGTCATTAAAGCTCATACTGCTCTCGATGGCTGACAGAGCCGATGAATATAACCTCTGCTACCCCAGCATAGAACGCCTCGTTAAAGACACTTGCCTGAATAAAAAAACCGTGCAGGCCGGGCTTATATCGCTCATGAAAATGGGGCTTATTTCAGATACCGGAGAGAGAAAGGGGGCGACGAAAAGAGTACGGGTTTTCTCTCTTAATATAACCAAAAACGGGAACATTAAAGGCAACCGGGAGGGGGGTAATGAACCCGAAAACGGTAATGTTACCGAAAACGGGAATATACCCAAAAACGGGATGTTGAATGATCCCAAAAACGGGATGTTGAATGATCCCAAAAACGGGATCCAGAACCAGTCATATAACCAGTCATTTAACCAAGAGAGGGAGAGCAGGACAAAAAGCGGGGATTCTGTGCCTCATGACCCCGGCGCAAACAACGCCGTGATGAATAACTTTGTTCCTCCTGGTGGGCCAGGGCAATTAGGCAAATTTGTCATGCATGAACAATGGCAGCCATCAGATGACTTTCTTCGGAAAAGCTCATTGCAGGGGATCTACCTGGACAGTCTGCCAACGGCACAGGAACTTGCAGAGTTCAGAATTTACTGGATGGCTGAGGGTAAGGCATACCATCAGGCACAGTGGGAGCAGAAGCTGGCAAGGCGGCTGCAGATTAGCAGACAGAAGCAATCAACATTACCTGATAACAACGTTCCGCACTGGAACAGCCCTGAAGCATGGGAGGATTTCTTGTGAACAACGTTTTTACCGCGATACAAAACCGTGACGGAGAAGCCCTTTCTCGCATGTCAGGTTATGAGCATCAGTACGTCAACAATGACAATGTGGTGAACATGTCAGCAGAGAGGCTTGTTGATGCCCTTTTTAAACAGCTGAAACAACTGTTTCCGGCGGCAGTGGTAACCAACCTGAAGACGCCAGAGCAGGAAGTTGCTGCAAAACAGCAGTGGATTGCTGCGTTTGCCGAAGGGGGGATCCGAACCCGTGAACAGGTTTCTGCTGGTATGCGCCACGCCCGCGCCAGTGAATCTCCGTTCTGGCCGTCTCCAGGGCAATTTATCAAGTGGTGCAAAGACAGCAAGATGGTTCTTGGCGTCACCATTGACGATGTGATGGCGGAGTTTCACCGGTACAGCAAGGAAAAAAGTTTATATCCTGGTGGTCCCGAAAGATTCCCGTGGCGACATCCGGTTATGTACTGGGTCGTATGTGATACCCGCCGTGCAATGTATCAGCGCCAGCTTAGCGAGATTGAGGTTGAGAAACACGCGCGCAGGCTGCTCGATGATTGGGCGAAAAAGGTGGCTTCCGGACAGCAGATACCCGATCCGGTGATCAGCATACAGGCAAAGCCAGAACCCATGAGTACACCTCCGGACACAGGGAGAGACGTTTACCATCCACCAGGGCGAAGTTTCGGGTGCATGCCTAACGCCGCCACCCTTGGGGGAATAACACCGGCGCAGTGGCTGATGGAGGAATACAGGCGGGGAAAGGCGGCAGGATTTATCAAGTAATACCAGCGCGATAGCGCATTTTTTTACGCCTCGACAATTACCTGTTAGGTAATAAAATATTCTAAAATCTATTGATTTCGTGTCTTATGTGGTTTTTAATTACCTCAGAGGTAAATCATGAGAAAACAGATACAGGCTCTTGGTCGACTCAAAACAGGTCAGATGAACAAAACAGAATCTGCGTATTGCCAGCACCTTGAGCTGCGTAAACGTGCAGGAGAAATCGTCTGGTATCGATTTGAGGGTATCAAGCTGCGGTTAGCTGACAACACGTTCTATACGCCCGATTTTGCTGTGATGCTCGCCACCGGCGAGATGGAACTGCACGAAGTGAAAGGTTTCTGGACCGACGACGCCAGGGTGAAAACCAAAGTCGCCGCAGATCAGTATCCGTTCCGAATCATCGGGGTAACGGTTAAACCAAAGAAAGCAGGTGGTGGCTGGAACATCGAAAAGTTCTGAATCGACGATCTTTTTAGTTATCAATGTAATCAATAAGTTATGTGGATAAGCGAGGGTAAAGATGGAAAGTAATATCAAAGGGTTAGTTGCCGCCGGGCATGAGATGGCTTCGGAACTGAAAGCAGAATGTGGTGCCGTTGATATGCGTAGTGTGGCAAAGCTGATCAGCGATTTGGCAACGCAACTGGAAGTGCAACTGGTGCGTGCTAATGCGCTGGCCGAAGACCAACAGAAAGCGATTGAGTCAATTAAGCAGGCTGATGCAGCTGTTAAGTTGGCACACGATAAGTTTTCGGCGCTGGCAGTGGAGAATGCGGGGCTGAAGTATGTGCAACCTCAACCATTCGGACATGAGATGATGAAGGCTCTTGATGCGTATGAGAAGTATCAGGATGAAGTTCCAGAGACTGGAATGCTCAATGCATTTTTCATCTTGCGTGACAGCATCCGTGTTGACACCCAAGCCACCGATGCTTTTCTGGCTGAAGTACGAGCGCAGGGCGTGGAGATGTTTGCGGAGTGTGCATACACACTTGAACATCATGATCACGCAGTAGCCTTCGCCGCTGAGCTTCGCAAAGGAGGCAACCAGTGAGCAAGATTGACTATCAGGCACTGCGTGAGTTAGCAAAACAGGCAACACAGGGTGAATGGGTCGCATTTATTTCGCCGGGCAAATACGGCACGTACGCCGTACACACACCAGGTGATAATCATCACGGAGATATTGTCGACTGGCCAGGATTCGACGAACAGAAAAACGCAGAGAACAACGCTCGTTATATCGCAGCTTTCAACCCTGAAGTAGTGCAGGCGCTGCTGGATGAACGGGAAAGAAACCTGCAATACATCAAATCCCGCGACCAGGAGAACGAGGATATTGCGCTAACGGTAGGGAAGCTGCGTGTTGAGCTGGAAGCAGCAAATAAGCGCATAGCAGAACTGGAAGCGCGGGAAATACTGCTCCCGGAACGTAGCGGCATGCTTCATCGAACAGATTTTCACGATGATTACCAAACGGTAATGGCATACAAAGTTTCTGAAGTCATCGATGCAATCCGCGCTACTGGCATTCGCATCAAAGGAGAGTGATATGGCTAAGTACATCGTGACTATCGAAGGATTTAATGATTGCAAGGTTGTTGAGTTTGAAGCAGACACGCCAGAGGATGCCGAAGAAATAGGCAGAGACATATTCTATGAAGAATGCAACTACGGCGTATCACCTGCTACAGAGGACTAACACATGACCACTATTACCAAAGAGCGACTGCTGACAATCAAGCAGTGGCGCGAAACATACGGACCTGGTAGCAACGTTGTACTGCCAGCAGAAGAAGCGGAAGAACTGGCACGAATTGCTCTGGCATCACTGGAAGCAGAGCCGGTGGCTTATATTTTCAAACATCCGGCCGGGAAATTATTCTGGGCTTTAACGGATGAAAGCAATAAAGAGCAAGCGGACGTTATTCCTGTTTATGCTGCCGCGCCTGCGTCGGTTGTGCCGGATAATGCATCAGAGCCTCTTGCTTATGCTTACAAAGAGCTTACGCCTGAGATTATGCGCAACCATTTAGCTGTATTCGAGCGATATGGAATAGCCCCAAACGATAGCTCTACCACAATTCAGGCACTGCGAATCGCGCTGGATGGTATAGAGCGGAGCGACGCCATGCTTCATGGTGCCGAACCTGCAAGTAATCATGAAGAGTTGCCGCTTGATTATCTCCAAGGTCAAAAAGATGGTCTTGAATGGGCTGCGCAGCTTGCAGAAGCAAATCACCCACAAACTGGCGACTGGCTTTACGATGACCCGCTGGAGCTGGCTAAAGCTATCAGAAAAGGTCCTGACATGCCCGAATTCGATGGACCAACTCCGGTAACGCCGGAGGCCATTGAAAACGCAATTGAATATATCCGCAGTATCGCTTTTCACATCGATGAAGACGATTACCACGGCAAGCATATTGCGTATTTCATGCGACAAGCACTGGTCTGGCTGGAAGGGCATTCATGCAGCGACGACAGACAGGGTAAAGCCGAGAATCAACCAGTACGCGGCAACCAGGCTGCCGAATCCAATCGCGGTAATGAGTGGACCGGCAATCCTGATATTGATAACGCCATCATCATGCTCGATCGCATAGATACGCTGGAAAGTTGCGATGATGACCGTATTGAGGCGGTTAAGACTGTTTTGCGTAGACTGGCTGGCAACTATCCGGTAACTCCGGATGGTTGGATAAGCTGTAGTGAGCGAATGCCCGCTCAAGATGATTGGATTTTAATTTATTCAAAGCACGGCGAGTATATGGCAGGACAAGTACAAGGGGAATACGTGGAGTTGAGCGACGGCACTTTATCGTGGTTAGGGAACGCCTTGTACTGGATGCCGCTACCGGAACCGCCGCAGGAGGTGAAATGATGGATGTGAAAGAGAAGATTTTGCAGGTGATGCGTTCCCGTGCAGCCCTGCAAGAGAAAGTTCTCGGCGGGGAATATCCATTCAGGATGGCAACCTGGAGTCTGCGGTTGGCAATGGAGAAGGAATTTCCTGATGAAGAATGGCGTTCGGCAGATTTGCGCAAAATTCTTATGGAGATGGCTAAAGACGGAACAGTATCCAAAGATACCTATGCCAGCCGGATTGGTCAGGCGGTATGGAGACTGGATGTGAGGTAATGGCTAACCTGCAACTTGCCGTCAAAGGTGAATACTTCGATGCCATGATTCGCGGGGAGAAAACGGAAGAGTATCGCTTGTGTAATGACTACTGGAATAAGCGAATTATGTTCCGGGAGTATGACCGCCTGATTATCACAAAGGGATATCCGAAGCGCGACGACTTCAGTCGCAGAATTGACGTCCCGTATAACGGATATGAAATAAAAACAATCACACATCCACACTTCGGTGATAAACCGGTAAAGGTATACGCGATAAAGGTAAATATTGATGGCTAAATCAGCAGCAGAGCGCAAAGCCGCTCAGAGAGCCAGACAAGCTGCATCTGGTGTGCGTAAGCTGGAAATTGTGCTTGATGCTCAGGAAATTGAAATGCTGGAGCGTAACTGTGCTACGCGTCGCCCCGGGCGTGCGCCTTACGAATTTGGTGAGTATATAGCGTTACTGATCCGCCAGGATGATGCACGCGTGCACGGGCGTATAAAATCGATCAGCAGAAAACGTTGCGGTAAGTGCGGCGAGAGAGTTCCAGTTAATTCATGCCCGTGTAATGGTGACTCGCAATGCTGGGTGACTAAAGGCTGGCATGAAACGAAATTAATAGTGTGACATGTTACGAGTAGATTATGCATGATGAATTTGATGGGTTTTGAATACTGCCGCCAACTATGGCGGCTTTATTTTGCATGGTACTATTACCACAACGGTAACTATTACCACGGTGGTTATGATGCCTGCTGAACCTAAAACCTATAAACGCAAATCAACGCAATTTAAGCCGCTCACAGCAATGCAGGAGGCTTATTGCCAGTCATACATCAAAACGCCTGAAAACCAGACTCAGGCAGCGATTAACGCAGGATTCTCCCCAAATACAGCGGCAGTTAAAGCCAGTGTCATGATGCGCGATGAACGCATTCAGAAACGGATTGCCGAGTTGATGGAGGAGCGCAACAAACGAATGCGCGTCAGTGCTGATTACGTTCTCATGCGCCTGGTGGAGATCGACCAGATGGACGTGATTGATATCCTCAACGACGATGGGAGCCTTAAGCCAATCCGCGAGTGGCCGAAAATCTGGCGCACTACGCTTAGCGGCTTTGATCTGTCATCGACCATCATGAACATGAACGAGGATTCGATAGAGACAATCCTCAAAAAAATTAAATGGCCTGACAAGGTGAAGAACCTCGAACTGATTGGTAAGCACGTCGACGTCAACGCATTCAAAGAACGACTGGATGTTAATGTGAATGTGACAATTGCTGATCGCATAGCGGCAGCCAGGAAGCGACTCAAAGAACGTCAGGATGGTAATCAGTGACAGATGCAGCGTTATCTCCTGAAGAGCAGTTAATCGAAGATATTGCAGGGTTCACTCACGATCCGCTTGGCTATGCCCTCTATGCGTTCCCTTGGGGGGAAGAGGGGACTGAACTGGCACATGCTACCGGTCCACGTCAGTGGCAGGCCGATGCGTTCCGAGAGATACGTGATCACCTGCAGAATCCAGAGACGCGTTATCAGCCGCTTATGCTGGCACGTGCTTCTGGTCACGGTATTGGTAAATCCGCATTCATCTCAATGCTCATCAACTGGGGCATGTCCACTTGCGAGGATTGTAAGGTCGTGGTGACCGCCAACACCGACAACCAGCTACGAACGAAGACCTGGCCGGAAATTATCAAGTGGTCGAACCTTGCTATCACGAAAGACTGGTTTACCTGTACCGCTACCGCGATGTACAGCAATGACCCTGGGCACGACAAGCGGTGGCGGGCTGACGCAATACCCTGGTCTGAGCACAACACTGAGGCATTCGCCGGACTACACAACGAGCGCAAACGCATCATCGTGGTGTTTGATGAAGCGTCGAACATTGCGGATCTGGTGTGGGAAGTTGCCGAGGGTGCGCTTACGGACGAAGACACTGAGATTATTTGGGTGGCGTTCGGAAACCCTACACGTAACACCGGGCGTTTTCGCGAATGTTTCCGCAAATATAAACACCGCTGGAAAACTGCGCAGATTGACAGCCGGACGGTGGAAGGCACTAACAAACAGCAGTTGCAGAAATGGGTTGATGACTACGGGGAAGACAGCGACTTCGTTAAAATCCGTGTGCGTGGCATATTCCCTGATGCATCTGAATTGCAGTTTATCCCTACCGGTCTTACTGACGAGGCAATGAAACGGGTGGTAACCGCTGCGCAGGTTGCACATGCTCCGGTGATAATCGGCGTTGACCCGGCATACTCCGGCGTTGATGACGCTGTGATATACCTGCGGCAGGGGCTACACAGTAAGGTGCTGTGGACTGGCAACAAGACTACCGACGATCTGATTATGGCGAAGCGTATCGCTGACTTTGAAGACCAGTATCAGGCTGACGCGGTGTTCATCGACTTCGGTTACGGAACCGGTTTGAAGTCAATCGGTGACGGCTGGGGTCGTACATGGCAACTTGTTCCGTTCGGTGGCGCGTCTACTGACCCGCAGATGCTCAACAAGCGTGGGGAGATGTTCAACTCATGCAAGACATGGCTGAGGCTCGGTGGCATGCTGGATGACCAGGAAACAGCGGACGACCTGTCGGCAGCAGAGTACAAAGTTCGAGTGGACGGTAAAATCGTTATCGAACCGAAGGAAGATATCAAAGAGCGACTTGGGCGTTCTCCTGGTAAAGGCGATGCGCTACTGCTGACGTTTGCGTTCCCTGTGTCGAAGCGTCTGCGAATTCCCGGTCAGCAGAACCAGCAAGGCAAGGCCATCACAGATTACGATCCCTATGCTTAATCCGCTGGTGGGGATAATGTCGTTGATATCCTCTGGTGAGGATAAAACAAAGCCAGCTCATAGGCTGGCTGTTTGTGACATGTCACAGAGCTAGAAAATAATTTCATCAAATGCAGCATTTATTGCCTTTGCTTCGCTAATGGCGCCTTGTTTATCGACAATAGCTTTTTTACCAAGCACCTCGGCAAGGCACTGTAGCTTCATGTTGTATAAGTGTTCGCTCATGTAATCATTATCACTTTTTGCTTTAGCGCAAACAGAGCGAGAAATATCAAACACATCGCCTTTTTCCATTTCAGAACGTTGTGCTGTTATCCAGTCATGGAACGTAACGCTAGTACCATGGTCTTCGCTAAGAGTTAACCCGGTCAGTCCCTCACTCTGAATTACTTCGTAATGCATTTCATTACCAGCAAAAACGCCATAAAAAACGCAGTCTTCAGCCTGAACGATACGAGAATATTTTAATGGCCATTCATTTAGATACTTAGCCAACATATCAATTGTTTTCATGATCTCACCTTAAAAAAATGCCCGGCGAACCGGGCGAACTGGAAGCAATGAGTTATGCCTTCCGTGGCTGTACGGGTTTACAGCATGAAGTCATCGCAATGGCGTCCTGCTGTAAAAAGGGCGGTGATAGTCCTTCAAGGGAAACCATCACCGCCAAGCACCTGGAACTTCTGGCATCACGGTCCTTAGGCGTGATTCTGGCGTGGCATGCAGGATTCGAACCTGCGACCAACCGCTTAGAAGGCGGTTGCTCTGTCCAACTGAGCTAATGCCACAACGCTGAGAGCACTTAGCCTGTTAAGGCACCACACTTTGTCGCGGCTCCATAAATGCTCTCATCGTTGTACCCTCGTCTCTTCCGAGGCGTCACACCGAATCGCCGGGATGGTGAATCCCCGTGCGCGGAATAAAACCGCTCGACTTGCACATTCCGGCTACCTGGTTCGTTTGCCCGAGCAAGGGAGGGTGCCCCTTAAACGTATCCAGACCGCTATCGTCGCATGTGCCATACGCCGTACTGCTCAAAATAAAAGCTCACTCCACCTGTTCAATTTAACGACAGGCCAGTCAGGTTAGTAACCGGAATGAACTCTTTAGTTACCTGAAAGGTAATAATTCGCGCGTTAAATGTCAACTATCTACGATAAATAAATCATATGTGGTTAAATTGGTAATAATTTAATTGCGTACGGAGTAATTGATATGTGCATGGGTAGCTCACCATCAGTGCCTGCAACACCAGAAGTTCAGGCAGCACCACAGGAGCAGGATGCCGCCGTTGTTGATGCCCGCGACGAAGAAACTCGTCGCCGTCGCGCTGCTGCTGGTCGTAGTTCTACGCTGCTTACCGGTTCTCAGGGCGACACATCAACCGCTAAGACCAGCGGTAAAACGCTGCTTGGTCAGTAACCGGAGTCATTGAAATGGCGGAAACAACTAAAGAGCGATTGAACAAACAGTTCGCACAACTTGAAAGCGAGCGTCAGTCGTTCGAGCCGCACTGGCGCGAGTTGAGTGATTACATCAACCCACGTGGTTCCCGCTTTCTGACTTCTGAGGTCAACCGTAACGATCGACGCAATACACGCATTATTGATTCGACCGGGACTATGGCTGCGCGCACTCTCGCCAGCGGCATGATGTCAGGCATCACAAGCCCCGCGCGTCCGTGGTTTCGCCTGGCTACGCCAGATCCTGAAATGATGGATTATGGCCCTGTTAAGTTGTGGCTTGAGGCGGTGCAGAACCGCATGAACGATATGTTCAATAAGTCGAATCTCTATCAGTCTCTGCCGCAGTTATACGGAAGCCTCGGCACATACAGCACTGGTGCAATGGCAGTGCTGGAGGATGACGAGGACATCATTCGCACAATGCCATTCCCGATAGGCAGTTACTACCTAGCTAACTCACCTCGTGGCAGTGTGGACACCTGTTTTCGCAAGTTCTCTATGACTGTTCGTCAGCTTGTTCAGGAGTTCGGGCTAAATAACGTCAGCGAATCCGTAAAAAGCATGTGGGAAAGCGGCACCTACGAGAAGTGGATTGAAGTGATGCATTCGGTTTACCCGAACATTGACCGCGATACATCGAAGCTGGATAGCAAGAACAAGCCATTCAAATCGGTTTATTACGAGGTTGGTGGCGATAACGACAAGTTGTTGCGTGAGTCCGGATTCGATGAGTTTCCAATTATGGCTCCGCGCTGGGAAGTTAACGGCGAAGATGTTTATGGATCATCATGCCCGGGTATGCTGGCGCTTGGACCTGTTAAGGCATTGCAGCTTCTCCAGAAGCGCAAGTCTCAGTTGATTGATAAAGCCACCAATCCGCCGATGGTTGCTCCGACTTCCCTCAAGAATCAGCGCGCCTCCCTTCTTCCTGGCGACATCACGTATATCGATCAGATTACTGGTCAGGATGGCTTCAGGCCTGCTTATCTGGTTAACCCCAGTACAGCAGATTTGGTGGCAGACATTCAGGACACTCGTCAAATCATTAACAGCGCCTACTTTGTCGATCTGTTCATGATGTTGCAGAACATCAATACCCGCTCGATGCCTGTTGAAGCGGTGATCGAAATGAAAGAAGAAAAACTTCTGATGTTGGGGCCGGTTCTGGAGCGTCTGAACGACGAATGTCTTAATCCTCTCATTGACCGCGCTTTCTCGATGATGGTGCGTAAAAACATGCTGCCGCCACCGCCTGACGCGATGGAAGGTATGCCCCTGAAGGTCGAATACATTTCCGTCATGGCTCAGGCGCAGAAGTCTATCGGCCTGTCCAGTCTGGCGTCTACGGTCAACTTCATTGGTCAACTTGCGCAAGCGAAACCAGAAGCTCTCGACAAACTCAATGTTGATCAGGCGATCGATGCATTCGCTGATATGTCCGGAGTGTCTCCAACCGTCATTGTTCCGCAGGAACAGGTTGAGCAGGCTCGCCAGCAACGGGCACAGCAGCAACAGCAGCAACAAATGATGGCGATGGGAATGGCGGCGGCACAGGGCGCCAAGACGCTAAGCGAAGCTAAAACTTCGGATCCGAGTGTTTTGTCAGCTATGGCGAATGCAGTTAGTGGTCAGGGTGGGTAATCACAATGACAGATTACGAAGATGATCAACTGAAAGAAGAAAACGCCCGTAAGCAACGTGACATGGCACAGCGTGAAATTGATGACATTCGCTTTGTCATGAGCAGTGAACAGGGGCGTCGCGTTGTCTGGTCGGTGCTGGAGAAAGGCCGTGTGTTTTCCGCTATCTCACCGATGGACGCTATGGCAATGGCATTTAATGAGGGGCAACGCAATCTGGCGCTGGAACTGTTTCAGCGCGTTATGGCGCATTGCCCTGAACAGTATTTGAAGATGGCCAAAGAGGCCAGTGAACAGGAGTGATCATGAATTTATTTGAGCGTTTGCTGTATCGCCGTCTTTGCAATGAGCAACCAGTCGATGGTGGAGCAGCTCCGGCTGCGTCAGAACCGTCAGCGCCTGCAGGTGATAACCCTGCTCCAGTTGGTGATCCATCACAACCGGAAGGTGATAAGCCACAACCTGTTGCTGATGGCGATAAACCTGCTGATGACAAAAAGCCTGAAAACGATAAGCAGGATGAAAAAAAGGACGGCGATAAACCAGAGGGTGCGCCTGAGAAGTACGAGTTTCAGGCTGCCGAAGGCGTAGAGCTGGATACAGAAGCGTTGAAGGAATTCGAGCCGGTGGCGCGAGAACTAAACCTGACCAACGAGCAAGCGCAAAAGCTGGTTGATGCTTATCCGAAGATTCTGGCAGGTGTTCAGCAGCGCCAGGCAGAAGCCTGGCAGAAAACAACCGAGCAGTGGGCTGCGGATGTAAAAGCCGACAAAGAAATCGGTGGCGACAAGTTGATTTCTAACCTTAGCGCCGCACAGCGTGCGCTTGACCAGTTCGGGACACCTGAACTCAAAGAATATCTGAACACCACCGGGCTGGGTAATCACCCTGATCTGGTCAAAACGTTCGTGAAAATCGGAAAGGCGATGTCTGAAGATGGCATGGTCACCGGTGGTAATGAAGGCCAGCGTAGTGCGGCCGAAGTGCTCTATGGCAAATAAGAGAGGAAATGACAATGGCTGTTAAAGGCTTAACTGCGCTAACGCTGGCTGACTGGGGTAAGCGCGTCGATCCAAACGGGAAAGTCGATAAGATTATCGAGCTTCTCAATCAAACTAACCCAATTCTTCAGGATATGCCTTTTGTTGAAGGAAACCTTCCTACCGGACACCGAACCACCATTCGTTCTGGTTTACCTTCCGCTACCTGGCGTTTGCTGAACTATGGCGTACAGCCAAGCAAATCAACCACAGTGCAGGTCACCGATTCCATTGGCATGCTGGAAACCTATGCTGAAGTCGATAAGTCTCTGGCTGATCTGAACGGTAATACTGCCGAATTCCGTCTGTCTGAAGACCGAGCATTTATTGAAGCGATGAATCAGGCGATGGCGCAGACACTGTTTTACGGTGATTCCAGCGTTAACCCTCAGCAGTTTATGGGACTGTCCTCCCGATATTCCAGCCTGTCTGCGGGTAATGCTCAGAACATCATTGATGCTGGTGGCACGGGTACAGATAACACTTCAATCTGGTTAGTGGTGTGGGGCGAAAACACCGTGCATGGCATCTTCCCGAAAGGACAGAAGGCTGGCATTCAGATGGAAGATAAAGGCCAGGTGACACTGGAAGATGCTAATGGCGGCAAGTACGAAGGTTATCGTACCCATTATAAGTGGGACAACGGGCTGACATTACGTGACTGGCGCTATGTAGTTCGTATCGCAAACATTGATGTCAGTAATCTTGACGCTCCTTCTACTGCCGCGAATATCGCAAAACTGATGATTCGTGCCCTTCATCGAATCCCAAATCGTGGGATGGGACGTCCTGTTTTCTACATGAACAGAACCATTAACGAAGTGCTTGACCTGCAATCTCTGGAGAAGAGTTCTCTGGCGATCAGCGTGAAAGAGACAGAAGGCGAATGGTGGACAGCACTTCGTGGTGTGCCGATTCGCGAAACTGACGCACTTCTGGAAACAGAAGCCCGCGTGGTGTAACGCCTGTTATTAACCTGTGGGCCGCAACAGGCCCACTAATGGAGAAAGAAGATGATCACCGACAAACTGTTGATGTTCTCCGAAGCACAGGCGGTAACTGATACCGCGGCTTCTACTGACGTAATCGATCTCGGTCCAATTGACGGAAACCGTCGCGATATCGGTGTGGGTTACCCGCTTGAGTTTTGGGTGCTGGTTAACGAAGCCGCCACGGCAAGTGGTGAGGCAACTGTAAACATCCAGTTGCAGACGAGTGAGAATAACAGCTCATGGTCCACTATTTATGATAGTGGCGCACTGGCAAAGGCTACCCTGACAGCAGGTAAACGAGTTGTTTCTGCAAAGGTGCCTGCCGGTGTTCAGCGATATCTGCGTGTTAACTACTCCGTCGCAACTGGCCCACTAACGGCCGGCAAATTCACTGCGGGTATCAGTCTGGATGCTGATGCCAATACGCCGTACCCGATCCGCTCAAAAGTAACTGGTTAAGGTGATATCGATGTCAGGTGAGAAACCAAGATACCGCGTTCTGCGCCTCTCTCATATCCATAACACACTGTGGCCGGAGGGGGCAGAAATCGAATACGAAGGTGAGCCTGGTAGCGCACTGGAACCTGTTAACGATGCAGCCAGACAGGCAAAAGCAAAAGTTGCAGGAAAGGTGTCTATGGCAGCAACCAGCATCAAAATCATCAACGATGTGTCAGATGATGGTGAACTGGATAAGCTCCGTGAAGAGTACGAATTGCTCTTTAACGAGAAGCCACACCATAACGCCAAAGCAGAAACGCTCCGCGAGAAGATCGCAGATAAGCGTAAAGAACTGGGCGTGTAAGCCTCGCGAATCAGACAAGGGGCTTCGGCCCCTTTATTGCAGGAGTGTATATGGAACTCGTAAACCTCAAAACCGGCACTGACAGCTACCAGGATGAGAGCGGAGAAACCAGAACTCGCGATGAATACCCGTGGGGGCTGTGCATCACGCTGAATAACGACACATTGAATAAGCTGAAGGCGCAACCTAAGGGCGTCGGAACAGAAGTGATGATAACTGCAAAGGCTGTTATTCGAGGCCTGTCTGCCAGAGAAACTGACGATGGTGTTAATCGCAGCGCCGATCTGCAGATCACTGATATGGCGATCGCTACTGTTTCCGGGGATGTAGAAAAATCAGCGGCTGAAACTCTGTACGGCAATGGGGGTGAGTAATGGCCTCTGTAGTAGAGATCTGCAATCGTGCGCTGTCCAATATTGGCAATAGCCGTAGCATTAACAGCCTGACGGAAGCCAGCAAGGAAGCGGGGGAATGTTCGCTGCACTTTGAGGCCTGCCGTGATGCTGTGCTTTCTGATTTTGACTGGAACTTTGCTACCAAACGCGTGGCGCTTGCAGATACGAACAATCCGCCGCCAGACTGGGAATACGCATACCAGTACCCGTCCGATTGTCTGCGCATTACTGAAATTATGCTTCCTGGTGTACGCAATCCAACAGCAGCAATGCGCGTTCAGTACGAAGTTGGTGCAGACACCAACGGAACAGGAAAGTTGATCTACACAGACCAGCCGCAGGCATGGCTCAAGTATGTATCTCGCGTTTCAGATGTGAACATGTTTGATGCCATTTTTATGGAGGCGTTGGCCTGGCGTCTTGCGGCAGCTATTAACATGGCGCTGACTGGGAATGCAGACCTCGGTACGTTTGCCCTCAATATGTACAATCGCGTGATTCTTAGTGCTGGCTCGCATAGCCAGAATGAATCACAGGAACCACAGCCACCGGTTGATGAGTTTACCATTGCGAGGTTGTCCTGATGGCTATCAGTTGGATCCAGCCCAGCTTTGCCGGTGGTGAGATTGGACCGTCTTTGTACGGTCGTATCGACATGGCGAAGTACCAGGTGGCATTGCGCAAGTGCGATAACTTTATCGTGCGGCAGTATGGCGGCGTTGAGAATCGACCTGGTACGCGTTTTGTCGGTGCCGCCAAATACCCAAATCGGAAATGCCGCCTGATCCCGTTCCAGTTCTCGACGGTTCAGACCTATGCTCTGGAGTTCGGACACCAGTACATGCGCGTTATCAAAGATGGTGCGTTGGTGCTGAACAGCAGCAATGTTATTTATGAAATTGCCACGCCATATACTGAAGCCGATCTGTTCCGAATTAAATTCACGCAAAGCGCCGACGTGCTTACGCTGGTTCACCCGGCATACCCGCCGAAAGAGTTGCGCCGATATGCTCATGACAACTGGCAACTGGTTGATGTGGTAACGAAGAACGGGCCATTTGAAGATATCAATATTGACGAGTCAGTGACGGTTTATGCCAGCGCCAGCACCGGGACAATTACGTTAACGGCAAGCGCCTCTATTTTTGGCGCGGAGCAGGTAGGCAAATTGTTCTATCTGGAACAGCCTGCAGTGGATTCAGTGCCGGTATGGGAAACCAGTAAGAGTACGTCGATTGGCGATATTCGCCGTGCAGACAGTAACTACTATCGCGCCGTTACAGCAGGCAAAACAGGTACTTTGCGCCCTTCGCATACAGAAGGCACATCATGGGATGGCTGGGGCGGATCCGGTGATGATGATACTGGCATTGAGTGGGAGTATCTGCACAGTGGTTTTGGCATTGCCCGTATAACTGCTGTAAATGGCACTACTGCAACTGCTGAGGTGATTTCCTATATCCCTTCGCAGGTCGTTGGCGAGGATAATGCCAGCTATAAATGGGCTAAATATGCCTGGAACAGTGTTAACGGTTATCCTGGCACGGTTGTTTATTATCAACAACGTCTTTACTTCGCCGCATCGACAGCGTTCCCTCAGACTATCTGGGCCAGCCGTACTGGGGATTATAAGGATTTTGGCAAAAGCAATCCTACGCAGGATGACGACAGAATTATCTACACCTATGCCGGGCGTCAGGTTAATGAGATCCGCCACCTGATTGATGTCGGTTCGCTGGTGGCACTGACTTCCGGAGGTGAGTACGTCATCACCGGCGACCAGAACAAAGTATTAACTCCATCATCATTTGCATTCAGCTCTCAGGGATCAAATGGTTCGAGCAATGTCCCACCAATTGCCGTGGCGAATATTGCTCTGTTCGTCCAGGAGAAAGGCAGTGTTGTCCGTGATCTGGCCTACTCATTCGATGTTGACGGCTATCAGGGGAACGACCTTACTATCCTTGCCAATCATCTTTTTCAGAAGCACAGCATTGTTGACTGGTGCTTCTCTATTGTCCCTTACTCCAGCGCCTTCTGCATTCGTGATGACGGTAAATTACTGGTGATGACCTATTTGCGTGATCAACAGGTTTTTGCATGGGCACCACAGTCCAGTACCGGAAAATATGAAAGCACATGCAGTATCAGCGAAGGCAATGAAGATGCGGTGTATTTCGTCATTAACCGAACCGTTAACGGGCAAACAGTGAGATACATCGAGCGACTGTCCAGCCGTTTATTTACCAGCGATGAAGATGCTTTCTTTGTTGATTCTGGCCTTAGCTATGATGGAAGAAATACGTCTGACAGAACGATGACCATCACTGGTGGTTCTGGTGAATGGGATTACCGTGCGGAATATACAATCAGTGTTTCTGGTGGTGCGTACTTCACCAGTAGTGATGTCGGCGCGCAACTACAGTTCCCTTATACCGGAACTGATCCTGATACTGGCGATGAAGTGTCAAAAGAATTACGTTGCGACATTATTTCTGTAACCAGCAATACCGCTGTAGTGGTTCGTGCTAACAGGAACGTCCCGCCATCCCTCAGGAATGTGGCCACCACGAACTGGCAGATGGCGCGCCGGACATTTGGAGGCCTGTCTCATCTTGAAGGCCAGACCGTAAACATTCTCTCTGATGCGAACGTGGAACCACAGAAAGTGGTTTCCGGAGGTGCCGTCACGCTGGAATCTCCGGGGGCTGTAGTGCACATCGGCCTGCCAATAACTGCTGAATTCGAAACACTGGATATCAACATTAACGGACAGGAAACGCTGCTGGACAAAAAACAGGTGATCCCCTCCGTTACTCTGGTTGTGAATGCCAGTCGCGGCATCTGGGCGACTACGCCCGGCGGTAAATGGTACGAATATCCACAGCGTGAATTCGAGTTCTACGATGATCCTGTTGATGATGCTACCGGAAAAGTAGAAGTGAAACTGGACAGTAACTGGGGCAAAAACGGACGTGTAAAAATCCGTCAGCTTGATCCGTTGCCGCTGTCTGTTCTTGCCGTTATTCCTCGCCTTACTGTTGGGGGATTCTGATGATCGATGTTCAAATTATTCCCGCAACCGAAGAGCATCTTCAGATGATTTTGCCGGATGTTCGTCAGGCTGATATTGACGAACTGTATGCGGTATCACTGATGACTACCGAAGATGCGCTGCGTGTTGGTCTGCGTACTGCGACTATGGCCTGGTCAGGGTTCGCGAACGGAGAACTGGTAACCATGTTTGGCGTATCTCCGGCGTCAATGATCGGTGGCAATGGTACGCCCTGGCTGGTCGGGACCAGCCGTATTGAAAAATATCAGAAGACATTTCTGCGCCACTGCCGCCCTGTATTGCAGCAGATGCTGGCAGTTTATCCGCGCCTGGAAAACTACGTCGACGAGCGAAACCATGTTGCCAAAGCATGGCTGCACTGGCTTGGATTCAGGCTTGAAGAAGCCGCGCCTTATGGTGCTATTGGTCTTAATTTCCACAGATTTCACATGGAGAGAAAATAATGTGTAACCCAGCCATCGCTTTGGTTGCCGTCACAGTGGCATCCACAGCCGCGTCAATGTACAGCCAGAGCAAGCAGGCAAAATACCAGTCAGCCATAGCTGATCGGAATGCTGAAATTGCTGAAGCTCAGGCACAGGATTCAATCAATCGTGGGAATATTGAAGCAGATCAGCGTCGTCGTGAAATGCGTCAACGCTCAGGCACTGCGGCGGCCACTATGGGGGCTACCGGTGCGGAATTAAGTAGCGGAACAGCTCTTGACGTTTTTGCGGATAATGCTCAGTTCGGCACTCTTGATGCGTTAACGACAGTGAATAATGCTCAGCGTGAGGCATATGGGTATCAGGTTCAGGGAATGAATGCTCAGGCACAGGGGGCTGCTGCTCAGTCGGCTGCTAAATCATCGATGACCAGCACTTTGTTAACAGCACCACTAAAAGCATACGGTGCATATAAGTTGGGCGGCGGAACGTGGAGTCCGTTCTCTAAAGGAAGTACATCTAGTGGTGGGACGCCAATGTTATCTAACTCAGGTTTTATGAATTCTGACTCCCGATTCAAAATAGGAGGTTACTGATGCCAGTTGTTCCTACTACATCCGGACGCCAGGTGCAAAGTCGTGGTGTGCAAACCGGTGGTTTTCAGACCTTCGATGTTCCTCAAGCAGGTCAGGTGCTGGCGAATGTCGCAGATCAGTATGCGGTGGCATATGGTGAAGCCAGGCAGAAAGCGAATGTTGCTATGGCTCAGGAGGCGTTACTGCAATTTAACCAATTTGCAGATGACCAGATTAACAACCCTGAAAATGGGCTGATTTCTAAACAGGGTAAAAACGCTCTTGGTCAGAGTGACGCTGTTATGAAAAATATGCAGGAAAGGGCTCAGGCATTATTAGGCTCAATTCCTGAAAGTGAGGAAAGGAATAAATTATCCTTTCAACTCCAGCAGTCTATGCAGTCTTATTACAATCAGGCACGTCGATATGAAGTTGGGCAGTTTCAGCAATTCCAAGATCAAACGTATTTGTCAGGAAATGCATTGGCTGTCACTCAGTCTGCGGGGCTATATAGCGATAACCAAGCATTTGTCGATTTAGCCAAGCAGCGATTTGAATCTATTGATCAATACGCTGATGCACATGGGCTTCCTGATGGGTGGCGTGTTCAGCAGAAAACTCAGCTCAAGGAACAAATGGGGCAGCAAGCATGGATAGGAAATATCGCTCAAAAATACAACGAGTTTCTTCAGGTTAATGGAGAGCCAGGGGATCTTGATGGTGTGAGTCGTGCAATATCACATGGTAATTCATTGGATGCTCGTGGTTTACGTAATAATAACCCTGGTAATATTGAAGCGAGCAAATCTAACCCGTGGGAAGGTCAGATCGGTAGCGATGGACGTTTTGCAACGTTTGCTACCCCTGAGCATGGAATCCGCGCGTTGGGTAAAAATATGTTGTCTTACCAGCGTCAAGGCTATGACACCGTTAGCGAGATTGTTAATCGCTATGCTCCGGCTAGTGATGGTAATAATACTGATGCTTATATTAGGGCATTGTGTAGTGAGCTTGGTGTTGGGGAGAATGATCAGCTTGATATCTCTAACCCAAAGACACTAGCTGCTTTATGTGCTGGGATTATTAAACACGAAAATGGCAGTATGCCTTATAGCACCGAACAGCTTGAAACTGGTATCTCGGCATCCCTTGGTCTAACTAACCTTGATTCACCTAAGCGTTATACGGGCAATGCGGCATTTGACGCTATGAGCCCTCAAATGCAAATACAGGCATTGAGGCAGGCTAATGAGCTGAGAAATCAGTACCGCCAGCAGTATGCGGACCAGCTTAGCACCGTAGTTAAAGATGCATATTCAGCCCTTGATGAAGGATTGAAACCTGAGAAGTTACCTTCTGAGGACGATTTTATCCGGGCCAATGGTCCGCGCATTGGCGCTATGAAGTGGAAGGATATGCAGGCGCAGATACAATATGGAGGTGTCATTGGTGCCGCTAAAGACCTCACTCCAGAAGGACGACAAGACATTCTTGAACGTTTACGTCCACAGGATCCAAACGCTCCTGGATTTGCAGCTAACCAGCAACGCTGGGAGAAAATGCAGGCCAAATTTAAAGAGATGGATAGGGAGTGGGAGATTCAGCAGGGAAGAAACAGGTTCGTGTCTTCAATGCAAAATAACTTCCCGCTGGACCCGAACGACAAAAACAATCAGGCAGCGGTAGACCGTTATTTCGCGCAGGATATCGCGCCTTCGTTTTCCATATCTGATCCGCAGAGCATCAATACACTGGTCACCGTCACAACTAAAAGCGGCATGATACCAACTCAGGTTAAAACAATGCTTAACAGTGGAGCAACATCAAGAGATCCTGCGCTGGTTGTCCCGATGGCAAAATTCTACGGTCAGTTATTTGATAATAATCCGGCGGCAGCGGCAACACTTGATAAAAGTACGATGGCATTTTACGGCAAGGTTTACGATTATTCCCGCGCTGGCGTGCCGGAGGATAAGGCTGTTGATATGGCTTACAGCCAGGTGTTCCAACAGGATGACCGAATGAAACAGATGCTTTCCACTGCCATGCGAGACAAAAAATATGTCGCGGCGAGGGCAACTGCTGCACAAAATAACGCCAGCAGTCTGACTTCCTTTGGTTCGTGGTCTCCGGATATTACCGATCCAGGAAAATCAAATGCGGCCTATCAGCGAGATTACCAGACAATTTACGATGCTAACTTTGTACAGACAGGTGGCGATGCAGAACAGGCTGAGAAAATGACCAATGCCATGATCAGAACCACCTGGGGAGTTTCTACAGTTAATGGCAAAGCAGAGGTTATGAAGTATGCACCTGAGGCATTGTACGGAGTAAATAATGGTGCTGGTAACTGGATACAGGGGCAGTGGGAGCAGGAAAAACGCGAGCTTAAATCAAAATCCTTTGGCGGTCCTCGCAGTGATACGGACTTAATACTTGTTTCTGATGGCCTTACGGCAAGGGATAGGAGTTATGCTGTTATGGTTTTACAGCCTGACGCAAACGGAGCGATAGAACCGAGAAATTATATTGGAGAAAATGGTCTCCCTGTTCGTTTCAAGCCGGATCAGCTGACATCTCCAATGTACAGGCAAACCATTCAGTTCCAGCAACAGCGTGTTGATGAGGCTAGAGTGCGGAGAGAAGGCAATCCGCTGCCGCAGTTCAGCAATAAAGATGGATATACTCCTCCAGATCTGACCAAACCATTCGGTTATGGTTCAGCCAATTACCTTCCGAGCAATATATACGCAGGGGGCAAATAATGCCGATATATGAACAGGATCCTAAAGAGTTGCTTGGCGAGGATATTCAGCAAATAGCAGCACCTGATGACAGTAATTTCTATATGGAAACACCTTCTTTGCTTTCTGCTGTGAACCCATTTACCAGTGATCAACGCGTTCAAAGGTCTAGACAAGCAGCATTTCGTATAGATAACACGCTGGGTAGCTTTATTGCCAGTGCTCCTTTCAGTCAGTTTGACAGGGTTGAAGGATATAACCCATTTGATAACGATGCAGCAGATATTAAAGGCTATGAAGATTTTGCAGATTCGTTTATCAACTCCGGTTCGCCTGAAGAAACAATGGCAATTAAACATCGAATCGATCAGCAGAGAGCTGACATGGAATACAATTCAGGCTTGGGATTTGCTGGTACAGTCTCTTCTGTAGCAATGAGATTAGCAGATCCATTCAATGCGATTTCTATGTTTATTCCGTTCGGCGCTGTCGTTCGTGGCGGTCGTATTGCAGAAACAGCCGGGCGTTTTGCCCTGGCGAATGCTGCTGGCAGTGTTGCTTCAGAGGCCGCATTACAGGCCACTCAGGAAGCTCGCTCACCGATGGAGAGCGTATCGAACGTTGTTGTTGATGCTCTCGTTGGTGGGATCCTTGGTGCTGGTGCACAGCTACTTGCTGGACCTGGCGCGCGCGAGGCAGTGGTTAACTCAGTAGGTAATCATTTGCGAGGTATGGATTCTCCTCAAAGCATTGGTGCAGCTCAGGTTTTCAATACCACACTCGATCAGGAACAGCTCGCTGGACTTGGACTTGCTAACAAAACGTTGAGTGTCACTCCTGCTGGCCGCTTGGCGCAATCACCATCTCTTGTCTCCCGTCAGATTAACCAGCAGCTTGCCGAAAATAACTATTTCTTCGCCAAAAATGATGAGGGGTTGGCTACGTTTACGGCAGTCGAGACTAAGATTAAGCAATACGACGCCATGCTTTATAAGCAGATGGAAGCCACTCGTGATGCTTACCAGCAGTACAGCAAATCTGTTAGCGCCCGCGGCGTGAAGAGGATGAACTTTATTGATTTCAATGAAGCTGTTGGCATGGCTATGCGCCGTGGTGATCAGAGTGATATTCCTGAGGTTTCACAAGCAGCTGCCAGAATCCGCCCCATTTTCGAGACCACAAAAGCCCGTATGCAGGAACTGGGGATCCTTCCTGAGGATATCGATGTCGTGACGGCGAAAAGTTATCTTCCCCGCATTTATAAGTTCGATAAGATACTTTCCGACCGCACTGAATTCAGAGGGCGAATTGCCAACTGGATACAAGGGATTAGTGCCAAAGGTGCTGACAAGGCAGGTCAGCGAATTGAAAGGATAAATTCATTGCTAAAAACTGCAGAGGAATCGGCACCGCGCGCTGATGCTCTCGCTAGTGAAATCGCTGAAGCGGAGAAATGGTCTGGTAAAAAAATTCTACTCATGGAAGAACTGGATAAACGAAATAAGCTTATATCTCAGGAGACTGACACACAGGCGCGTCTTACAAGAATAGAAAAAGAGTTGGCCGAGACTTCATCAGAAAAACTTCAGGCAAGAATGATGAAAGAAAGCTCTGACCTTAAAACACGCCTTGATGATATAGCGCAGGCAAAGAGTGAGCTTCCTGTCTATCAGCGCCATATGGAGTTGCTGGATAATCCACGGAAATATCGTTCTGAGCTTCGCCGACTGCAAAAACGGGCAAATTCAACCACAAGGCTGAATGCAAGCCGCGAACGAGCACTGAAGCAGATGGAGCCTCTATCCCGAGAGGAAGCAGAGGACGCTGCTGACGAGATCGTGAATAAAATAATAGGTGCACCTTCCGGGCTTGTACCAGCCGATATTATCCCAGAGAGACTCGTTGGTCGGGCTGGTTTCACTAAAAGCAGAACGCTGCTTATTCCTGATGAGCGTATAGAAGATTTTCTTGAATCAGATGTTAACTACATCATGGAAAGTTATCTCCGGCAGGTGGCACCAGAAATTGAGCTGACTGCGCAGTTTGGCCGTAAAGATATGGGGGAGCAAATCCGTCAGGTTAGTGAGGAATATACCCGGCTAATAAAAGAGGCTAAAACGCCTAAACGACGTGCAGTTCTTGAGAAGCAACGGGAGGCTGATATTAGGGATATTACGGCTATGCGTGATCGACTGCTTGGTACTTACGGTGCACCTCAAGATCCACGCAGTTTCTTTGTTCGTGCCGGGCGAGTTGCTAGGAATATTAACTTCCTCCGTTTGCTTGGTGGAATGACTGTCTCCGCTGCAACTGATCTGATGCGACCGATGATGCAGCATGGCCTGAGAAAATCTCTCGGACCAATGGTAAGCATGCTTAAAAATATGGACTCAGTGAAAATTGCAACCAGGGATTTGCGAGAAATGGCCGTTGGGCTTGATTATGTCCTGTCTACGCGTACAAAGGCTATAGCGGATCTTACTGACCCATATAGCCGGAGAAGCGCCGCTGAGCGAGGCCTGAACTGGATGACGCAGAAATTCGGTAACTGGACGCTGATGAATCAGTGGAACAGCGCACTTAAATCATGGTCCGGGATGATAGTGCAGTCGAGGATACTTGACGCGGCTCGCCAAGTTTCTGCTGGTGGCACGCTCTCCAAAAGTGAAATGCGGAAGATGGCACAGGTCGGCATCAATGAAGATGTTCTGCGCCGAATCGGGGAGCAATTCGGGAAGCACGGAGAGGATATGGACGGGCTGTTAACCGGGCATAGTCATCTGTGGGATGACCGTTTCGCTAGAGAGATTTTCCAGTCTGCAGTGCTGAAAGATGTAGACTCAGTGATTGTAACGCCTGGCGTAGGTGATACACCGCTGTTTTTTAGTAAAGAAGGCTGGAAGATGATCACGCAGTTCAAAACGTTTATCTTCGCACAGCATAACAGGGTGCTGGTATCTGGTATCCAGCAGGGCGATGCTGCATTCTATCTTGGTGCGCTTGGCACGATTGCGCTTGGCTCAATGGTCTATATGATGAAACAGAAGTTAAGCGGTCGCGATATTGACTACAGCTGGAATAACCTTGTGAAAGAGGGGATCGACCGGGGCGGAATGCTTGGCTGGCTCTCTGAGCCGCTGAATACCGTTGAGAACATAAGCGGCGGTAGGTTTGGTCTTGGCGCGATGTTTGGTGCGCCTCCGGTATCAAGGTTTCAGAGTCGTAATGCTATTGGTGCTTTACTTGGTCCTACCTTTGATCTTGGCGGTGATGCCGCGACGGTTGCGAATGGTGTACTTAACGGAGAATTTGACAGCCAGCAAACCCACGCGGTCCGTAAAATGCTACCTTTTCAGAACCTGTGGGCAATATCACCGTTACTAAATAAAGTTGAAGAGCAGATGAAATAGGATGAAAAAAATAAATTTGTTTTTTGGCATAGTGCTTTCAATAGTCTCTGTAAATCCTACAGCTGCCAGTTCATTGCAATGCAATAAGGATAACTTTGATGCATGCAAAACGTGTGAACAATTATCAAAGGCTATCGACTTAAAAGAACCTAATCGTGGCGATTACTATAGAGGGGCTTTATGGAATGGGCTTTACGCCTCTTATGTAATTAATTGCCCTGTGGTTGCTGAGAAGTTACTGAGCCATGGTGCTATACCATCATATGGCGGATATATGGGGTCTATGGGGGCGGTTCTGACAGGAAAATGGCCTCATAACAATGAATCAATAAATCTTTCATGGGCAGATTTGCTTATAAAACATGGATTTGATGTTAATAGGCATACGGGGAATTATAAATCAGCTACTGAAGTATGGGCTATAGATAAAAAACAGATTGAATATAAGTCAGTTTTTGACAAGTTAATTCAATCCAGCGAAGTAAAACCACTCGATCCTTCAAGAAATTTAGAATGGTGTGCGTCTGAAGGGTATCGCTCAGTTGTCGTTTATTCCCTTAACTCATGTATAGAAAATGCTATAAAACGTTTGGATGATGGTGTTTCTTCAGCGTCTGATATTTCATCAGCAGCCGTAAATTCCTGTACTAGCGATGTAGAAAATTTCAATAAGCATTTGGCATGCAAAGCAGCTGTTAAAGAAAACTCTGATAAAGAGAGAAGCAACGTTTACCAGTTATTAACCAGTGATAGTCAAATGAATAAAAATGTTATTGATATGCTGAAGGAAAGAAATATTGAAACGGTTCTTGAATTTAGAGCTGAAAATCGATCAGCGAAAACTGCACAGTGATCAAACAGGCCGCTTTCGCGGCCTTGTTTTTAACGAATGCCACCGCCACCCGGGCGGGAATCCGCAGAACGCCCACCGCAGCGGGAGCCGTCAGCAGCAGTATCGCTGTCGTGCTGACAACGACCGGCAAAGGCCTGAGTTGAAGCTACCAGAGACAACAAAACGAACAGTGCAGCAAATGCTTTTTTCATTGTGAAATTTCCATCTATAAGCCACCTCAATGTGGCGTCAATGAGTGTAGCACTGACTTTTGTTTCGTCCACAAAAAAGCCCGCGCTGCGGGCTTCTATTAATGCAGTTTATCTTTGCTTATAACCAGTAGTCTGTGGGTATGCACATCTTTATCACTGCCCCAACAGAAATCAGCCCACTGGCTATAGAAATCATCCCATGATGTCATGAAGCTAAGAGGTCTATCTTCTTCAGAGCCATCTGAAACGTATACATTATATCCCGGGGTGTTTATAGCCCAAGAAATCATTCTTTCCCAGAATCTTCTCCCATCGATTGTTTGTTGCTCATCAGATACAACGATCGCATATTGCTCTAGGAAGAACTGAAAAAAAATCTGAGGCAAACCATGAACAGCACGGTCATGAATAACATTAGGCGTACGCCATACCATGATCTGCGTACATGTTCTTTTAGCTTCGACGATATCTTCCCGAAAGATTAACTTAACCGCATACACCGTTTCTGGAGTATCGCTGGTAGTAATCATTCTGTAATGATCGCCATTACAAGATTTTACAAGGCGATAACCATAAGGTGTTGTGAATCCCGGAAGAACGAAATCAACCACACCTTTCGCTAAGTAGCTTTCGGTGTGACTAGTGTTCTTCTCAGACATGTTCAGTTTTCTGTCGAAATCTGCTTCTGGGATAATGTATGGCATCGCTTTTCTTGTTGTATTTGTTTTCATTTCGTCCTCCCATGTTTGGCTACAGGACGCGTTTTGAAGGGAAGATTAAAAACGCTTTCTTACCCGTAAGGTAATATTACGCGAATCTACATCACATCGCCAATGATTATTTTAAAGGCACATCCATGTGCCGCCGCCCGTCAGAAGAACCCAGCCTTGTCGTTGATGTACTCCGCGTGCGTCTGGATATCACGCAGGCACTTGCTCACACCGACGATGTAGCAGAACATGGTGGTCAGCTCCGCCGCCGCGCCCGATACGTCGTGCCCGTCTTCCTGTAACTGGTTCAGCAGATTCATCAGCAGTGAGTTCTCCGTCAGGCCGAGAACACCAGACGGCGAATGAATCAGGCTGCGGTAGCCGGGCTTCAGTGGGGCACTGTAGGTTTTGTTCTCTATCTTCATTGCCTGCATCACTGCTGATGCTGTGGCGTTGGCTACCTGGTCGGCAACCATCTTTATGCGTTCTTCCTGCGGGAGCGAGTTTTTAATGTAACTTCCGGTGCGGCGGATCTGAGGAAGAACCTCACCTGTAACCCATTTACGAAAGCGGTAGGGGATAGTGCCTGGTGTCACTGCGTCGCGGCAGCGGAGGATCAGTGTGTAGAGGCCTGACTCGGAGATGATGATCGATTCTTGCTCACCGCCAGGGGTGTCGGTTGAAGCGACGCCCTTCTCATCATCATCAAGTTTTCGAACAGCATCTCGATGATTTGCTATGCCTATAGCCCGACAAACATCTGAAGCGATAAACCATGGCTCACCATTAATGACGATTACCCGTATATCGGCTTGGGATTCGAAAGAAAAAATGGACGTGCTTTTTGTAGCTGTCATAGTGGTTACCTTTTAGTCTGGTTAATCACCACTACCGACGCCAATCGGTTGGTGGTGAACTGTGCAGGGTTGGCGTAACCGGCTAAAAGGACCCGGCGCACCTTTCGGTGCCCCCACACAGCCCACCATAATACGAATGTGGCCGTGCTATACGCATAAAAAAACCGCTTGCGCGGTGAATGCGCCTTTTAGTAATCCGGGACGCCAATCCCGGCACTGGATTTTTCCAGTGCCCGATTACTATGGCACAAGAGGAGTGCGATGTAAATTTACCGCAAAGGTAATAATAAATGCATAACTCACGTTATTTCAACCCTATGTGGTTTGATTGATCCCATTTCAGAAAATACCTGCCTATTTTTTTGCCAGTATGCGTATACTTTCGATAGAATGTTTACCCTAGAGGTAGTTGGGGGTGCCCGTGAACACGAAGAGAGCTACAGTAATGCAGCATTTGAGGAAATCAGAAAAAAATAAAGACCATGAAATATTGAGTAAGGCCATTGTTCGGGCTTCCAATAATACTGTTATACCTCATGCTGAAGAGTCTGGACAGAAATTTCTTATTCGGTATTTCACTGAAAATAGTGCAGTTGAGGAGATTTTAAAACATCAGGGAGGGGAATTTAAATGTGGAAAACTGGCAGATTATGTTCGTCGTGAAACGTCTGAACAAGAAGTATATTATGCTGATATTAATCATAAGTCAGGTGTGAAAATTGTAATAGGCTATTACACAACTCCCAAAAATGTTATGCATGAGGTCCCAAAGATGTCCGTCGAGAAATCTCATGCAATCTCGCGCAGGATGTTTGCACGCACTGCCGAAGATATGGCTCAGGAGCTCTACGACGATGCTGAATAAATTCCAGGGGTTGGTTCACCCTGGAATTTTTGGGAAGGACCCTGAGCTAATACCTATCAAAAACGCGTTCATAGATCACTGGCGCTACGGTCATCATAAGGATTTCGGAAAGGACACTCTGTTTCGGGATCCACCGAAAGAGATGCTGGAATATCACATACGCCACGTTCACGTAAACATCGGAAACTATACTGACAAGTTTGGTGAGAGCGGTACGGAACAATGCTGGAAAAACTGGGCATCCGGGAAGAAAGACAAGACCACCAACAAGCATAAAAAAATACCAACCAGTGATGTGTATGTGATTTATCTTGTAACGTCTGAGCGACATGCGTTTCTTCTGGATTACTGGGATGAGCCAGCACACAAAAAAGTAGAAATTGACGAACAAAAACAAAAACTTCTTGTCGAGTGTGACAGAATTTTGCGGCTGAAAAATTTAGAATCCATGCCGCGCGATGCAAGTTTGTGGGACCCGGAATTTTACGACTGTTAATGGCCGCTCTTGCGGCCTTTAAATTTACCGGGTTTGTTTTCGTAATTGTTCGGCACAATAGTCGAGATGTGTTTGCAGATCCTGCATAGACATCTGTGAGCTGGTGACGTAGTTAATCAGTGCAGTCAGTTCGGCAAGTGGGCCATCGACATTAAATCCATCCTTATCGAGATCCCGGAGTAATTTCATCAAGTGCGATCCCTCCACCAGTGACCTGACGCCTCCCGGCGTGTGAATCCTTTCGGTAAATCCGTCTTCCAGTGGATAGTGATACTGCTGCATCTTATCTTCTCCATGCAATAACTGTATATTTATACAGTAGCAAATAATTTGTTTGCTATCCAGCACGTTTTGCAAATTACCTGAAAGGTAATATCTATTCGTATTTACAGCCTTTCTATCCATATGTGGTTTTCCAGGTAATAGAATAACCAGATATGCGGCGCAACGGGTGCTGCGACTATCTGGAGATTTAACATGACGGTCTCAACCGAAGTTGACCACAACGAATACACCGGTAACGGAGTTACGACATCGTTTCCGTATACTTTCCGCATTTTCAAAAAATCCGACCTGGTTGTTCAGGTGTCTGACCTGAACGGGAACGTAACAGAATTGGTTCTGGATACCGGTTATACAGTAACTGGAGCTGGCACTTATAGTGGCGGTTCTGTGGTTCTTCCGTCTCCGCTTGCTACTGGATGGCGAATTACGATAGATCGTGTGCTTGATGTAGTACAGGAGACAGATCTTCGCAATCAGGGAAAGTTTTTTCCCGAAGTGCATGAAGATGCCTTTGACTACCTGACGATGCTGATCCAGCAATGTTTTGGGTGGTTCAGACGTGCATTGATGAAACCATCTTTGCTTGCAAAATATTACGATGCAAAGCAAAACAGAATTTCTAACCTTGCAGATCCATCACTTGAGCAGGACGCTGTAAATAATCGCTCAATGCGTAATTATGTCGATGCTGCAATTGCCGGAGTTGTTGGTGGTTTTGGTTGGTTTATTCAGTATGGTTCTGGGGCAGTATACAGAACGTTCCAGGATAAGATGCGTGACGTTTATAATGTTAAAGATTTTGGGGCGAAAGGGGATAATATTATCGATGATACGCCAGCATTTATTGCTGCAGCGAATGCTCTCGGAGAGGGCGGAAAACTATATGTGCCAAAAGGAATATACAATGTGACTGGTCCTGTTAATATACCACCCATAAATATATGCGGTGATGGGCAGGGTGAAACGGTTATTGTGTTTGACAATACCACATCACCAAAAGACGGCTTTGTTTTTGCTGCGCCAACAAAATATGATATTGAATTTGGTTTAAGTCACCTTACAGTTAAAACAAAAGGTGGGAATGGAGATAATGCCATATATACCCCAAGAGGTGCCGGGCTTAACCATCTAAGGCCAAAACCAACATTTAGATTTTTATCTTTCTGTTCTGAACCTGCAAATGTTGAATATGATGAATTCGCACAGAAATACGGCTGGAAATGGAATTTTAACTGCGGTGATAGTTGGCAATTCACAATCGAACGCATTGATGCTGTTGGATGTTATCAGATAGCCAAAAGTTATAATGAACAGTTCCTTGATGGATTCATTCGCACCGCTCCAGAAGAGGGGATTTTATCAATGCGTGTGAGTGATATCACAACGCATAATGTTGCAAATTTTTTTGAAATTAAGCAGAAGACATATTTTACATTGCTTAATATTGATGCCGCCAAGGCATTACGAGGCATTTACGACGCTGATGATCGTATATTTGAAACGAATCGTTATGCTTATGGTGAATGTATATGCACAAATGTTGGTATTAATGCCCAACTTGAACCAGTACGGCTGGATAACAGATTCCTGCTCATCATGAATGGTATGTTTATTCACCGCGCAGCAAAAGGTTACGATCATGGTCTGGAATGGGTTGGTCTTAAGCTTAGTCGTGCTCGCGTGTGTTCATTCCAGGGAATTGAGATCGGCACTGCCAGAGGGTATTCAGGGACTAAGAAAGGGATTGTTCTTGACGCCGGTGATGCAAATAACTTTACCAATGTAACTTTTGGTTTGCTTGATGTGTGCGCACAGATTGGCGATTCCAATTCACAGTATGGTGCCAACTTTGCAACATGCTTTAATAATGTGAGCATTAATGCTGACACCGTATTGTTATTCGATTTGCAGCTGTGCAGAAATTTCCATTGTGATGGATACGGAGCATCTTCTGCCTACACTCTTCAGCAATTCCATAGGAACAGTGATGACACAAGCAATACTTATACATTTAGTAATGTAGGTAAACACCATCTCTACACTGACAACTCGCTGCATCTACATAATTCTGCTTCGCTGGAGAACGGGAAGAATATACGTATTGATACACGAAACGGATTATCTGTTAGCACTCAAACAGATACTGGTTCCGCAGGAAATAACTTCCTTATAATTCGTAGGACTGGTGTTGATATAGACAGTTTTGAGTTAAGGACTCGCAGTACAGCAGGTGCATATACATATATTAATACACCTGAAACTCATTTTTCTGGCCTTATAAAACCAACTGTTGATAATGTTAACTCAAACGGAACATCAGCATTTCGATGGTCACAGGTATACGCTGGTACTGGCAGTATCAACACGTCGAATGAAGAGCTGAAATTGCGTATTGAGGCTGACGAGAAAACAACAGAATCAGAGCGTCTTGCTGCGCTTGAAATAAAGGAAAATATCTGGAGGTTTAAATTTAAAGATGCAGTAAAGATCAAGAGTGATGGCGCTCGGATTCATTTCGGTGTTGGTGCACAAACTGTAGGTAATATTCTCAGAAAATACGGTCTTGACCCTAATAATTATGCGTTCTGGTGTTATGATGAATGGGATGATATTTATGCTCCAGAGGTATTAATTAGGAGTGTTAAAAACAATGAAACAGGAGAGTGGTACGACGAGGAATATTACACAGGAAGGCAGGTTATTATTAAACCTGCTGGTTATCAGTATGGTATCAGATACGAGGAACTTCTGATGTTTATTCTTATGTTTATTTAAAATATAGCGCAGGGATGCGCTATTCAACAATTTCACCGGATGGAAGAATTGTAAATCTCTTATAAGATGCCTTCTTTTTATCTTTTACAGCATTAAACTGCTCTAGAAAAGTCGTCGGTGTCCTTGTATCAATCCCAATAAATGAGCTTAAATCATATTCCCACCATTGGCTATCCAGTAACTCTTTGATGATTGATTCCTCAAATCTGTACCCTAGGTGTTTTGCAGAAACGCCACCTACGATTGAATATGGCTCGACATTTTTGGTGACAATAGCGCCAGCAGCAATAACAGCGCCAGTACCAATAGTTATACCTCGCCTGATAACCGCATTTGCACCTATCCATACGTCATGACCAATTCTTGGTATACCATGCTTCTGTTGAGAGAGGTCGCGTTGCATTCCTATACCATCAGGGATTTTAAAACCATTTTTTGAGCCAAAGAAAAAAGGATGCGTAGAAAAATACCCAGTTTCATGCTCGCCAAGGCCAATTTTTACTCCTGGAGCAACTGAACAAAATCTACCCATCGTAAAGCCGCCGAGCATACAATTAGCGCCAAAGTAGGAGAATGCTCCAACATTTATTGGGGCAACAACAAGACCTGAAGCATGAAAAAAACATTGCTCCTCGAAGCTAACTTTTGCTGTCGGAGTCATCTGAACGCTTAACATTGCATCAATCACCATATCTTAAACACAAACTTTGACAAGCTAACATATTAATCATGAACGGAAAACCATAAAACAACGAGACGTGCGTCTGGTGACAGATTCCTGCGGCGCAGTTAAAGCAGAATTACCTATGAGACAAAACTAAGGTACACAAAGCTTTGCACTGGATTGCAAGGCTTTGTGCTCTTCTATGCTGGGTGGCTACATGTTTGAAGATCGTTGTGCCGTATTTGTGACATACACATGACAACATCATGCATCAACTTTCTGTTTGTGCCATCAACTATTGCTTGGTGAATGCGGTTAATGCTTGCTAAAACAGATAGTTATGATTGGTTCTACAGATTCGTAATGCGAAGGTCGTAGGTTCGACTCCTATTATCGGCACCATTCTAACGTCTCCCCAAGTCTACTCAAGTATTTAAAAACCTCTTATAATCAGTATATTAATGCCCCTTTTAGTCTTTTGACGTCTATTTAAGTACCCCAAACTCTACAAGCAATTGAGGGGATTTGCTGTTCAGTTTAGTGGAGATACCCCCAAGTGAAACTCAATGCCCGTCAAATAGACACTGCCAAGCCAAAAGAGAAGGCTTACAAGTTGGCTGATGGTGGTGGTCTGTACCTCCTGGTAAAACCTGGTGGAGGAGAATATTGGCGTCTCAAGTATCGTGTAGCTGGTAAAGAGAAGCTGTTAGCACTAGGTGTGTATCCTGAGGTCACCTTAGCTGATGCTCCTGCAAAACTTGAAGAAGCTAAAATAGGTATCTCTGGGGGAATCGATCTGATGGAAGTGAAGCGAGAGGAAAAGATTGCCCGGGAAACGCAGTTAAACAACACCTTCAAAGATATTGCCCTTGAGTGGCACAGTAACAAATTATAA